TGGTACCTTCGAACCCCTTTATATTTTTAGCGTCAGATGTCGAGCATCTTAAGATTGTCTCAACGCAAGACTCCAAAAACGGCGCATTATAGTATCAAATTCCAATTTGCGGTTAAAAACCGTTGTTAGGGCTTAAGCTGCCTTAACTGGCTTTGGGAACGCTTGCCCTACGCAGATCCGCAAAAGCAGAAGGAAGCCGCTCGCCGTTGGTACAAGCAAAACCGCGAGGCTCACAAGCAAAGAGCCAGAAATCGGCAGAAAGCCAATTGGGAAGCGCATCTGGCTTACATGCGCGAATACAAGCGAACACGCGGTAGGTCTGACCGACCTAACTACAGCGACGCGGAAAGGTTGCATCGCTATAAGCCAGTGCAGCGATGGCTTGAAACGCCAAAACTATCGCCATCGGTCGCGGAGCTAATTGTTCAAGCGCAAGAAATTTGGCGCAATGAACAAGAAAAGCGCAGGCTGCAAATTATTTACAGCAGAGAAAAAACAAGAAGATACAAAGCCAAGCTGAAACAGGTTTTAGTTGTACAAGTGCCGCGAAAAAAAATCCGCGAGCAATTTAAACTTTTTGGTGATTGCTGTGCGTATTGCGGCAAATCGGAATCTGACGAAATGCTGCATATTGATCATTTCATTGCGGTGTCAAAAGGCGGGACACACGTACTGGAAAACCTTGTGCCAGCGTGTAAAAGCTGCAACTTCTCAAAACGGAATCACCATCCAGAGGATTGGTACAGGCGCCAAGTTTTTTTCAGTGAGAAGCGCTGGCGACATATATTGCGAGTATTGAAAAAGAAAGTTAATACTGTCGATCAATTATCTTTTTTGTGATGCCCGAAATCACTCAGGCTCAACTTGCTGAACTTCTCAAAGTTAGTGAGGCACGAGTCTCGCAAGTCAAAAAGACTGGTCGCCTTGACGGCACGTTTGAGAAACGCGGCAGATCAATTGTATTTAACCAAGAAGCAGCAATTGCAGCTTGGAATGGCGAAATCTCAGTGAGTCCCACGAGAAAGGATTCATCTGCCCTTGAGATTCCCAGCTTTAATGAGAGTCGTGCGAAGTCAGAACATTTCCGCGCAGAGCTGGCACGGCTGGATCTTGAAGTCAAAGAGGATCAGCTGGTGGAGGCATCTCGTGTCAAGCGCGAAGCGTTTTCAGCTGCACGTGCTGTGAGGGATGCGCTGGGCAACATCCCAGACCGCGTGAGCAACCAGATGGCAGCAGAGTCGGATCCCGTGATCATCCACCAGACGTTGACGGAAGAAATCCGCAAAGCGTTGGAGACATTGACCGATGCGTGACGGCGCCCTGATTTACCGCTCAGCCTTTGTTGAGGGTTTGAAGCCTGACCCTGACCTGACCGTTTCCCAATGGGCGGACCAGTACCGGATGCTCAGCAACAAGGCGTCGGCAGAGCCTGGTCCGTGGCGCACCGACCGCACGCCTTACCTGCGGGAAATTATGGACTGCATGTCCGCTAATTCTGCGGTGCAGAAAGTCGTCTTCATGGCTGGGGCGCAGCTTGGCAAGACGGAGGGCATCAACAATGTGGTGGGTTACATGATCGCCCACGCTCCGGGTCCAGCACTTTTTGTGCAGCCCACAATTGAGATGGCTAAAAGGCTGAGTAAGCAGCGCCTTGATTCGCTCATCCATGAAACGCCCTGTCTTGCCGAGAAGATCGCACCTGCTCGAAGCCGGGATTCAGGCAACACGATGTTTTCAAAGGAATTCCCAGGTGGGATCCTTTTACTTACGGGTGCCAACTCCGCTACGGGCTTACGTTCTGCTCCTTGTCGCTGGGTGCTTCTTGATGAGGTTGATGCTTTCCCATCAGATGTGGACGGTGAAGGCGACCCTTGTGCATTGGCGGAACGTCGTGCGTCAACGTTTAGTCGCCGCAAAATTATCCTGACCTCGACGCCAACGGTCAAAGACACGAGCCGAATAGAGACGGAGTATTTGGCATCGGATCAACGCCGTTACTTCGTTCCATGTCCGCATTGTGAGCACATGCAGTGGTTGCAGTGGAAGCACCTTCAATGGCGGGACGGTGATCCAAAGACTGCCGCGTATGTCTGCGAGGCTTGCGGGTGCCACATACCAGAGCATTACAAGAGCGAAATGCTTCGCAAAGGCGAGTGGCGAGCGACTGCCACTAGTCAAGATGCACGGACGGTTGGTTTCCATTTGTCCTCCTTGTATTCGCCATTGGGCTGGAAGAGTTGGGAGGAAATCGTCACGGAGTTTTTACGTGCGAAGAACGACGCTCCGTTGCTCAAGACCTTTGTCAATACTGTCTTGGGCGAGACGTGGGAAGAAGAGACGGGGGCAAAACTTGGGGCGGAAAGCCTTTCGGAACGCGCCGAGTTCTACCCCGCTGGTGAAGTGCCCAGTGGTGCCAGCATCCTTGTTGCTGGTGTTGACGTACAGGACAACCGGTTGGCTATCGGACTGTATGCCTACGGGGCTGGTGAGGAGTGCTGGTTGATCGGCCATACAGAGATTTATGGCGATCCAGCCGGTCAGAAGTTGTGGAGTCAAGTTGACGACCTGCTACTAAGGGACTACCCGCATGCCGACGGTGGAAAGATGAAAGTTGCGGCAATTGGAGTGGACTCTGGCGGTCACTTCACCTCGGAAGTGTATGCGTATGCCAGAAGTCGCAAAGGGAAAGGTGTGTTTGCTTTGAAGGGTCAATCAGTACGGAATAAACCGCCGATTGGGAAGCCTTCTAAGGTCGATATTAACTACAAAGGTCAAGTTTTGAAGAACTCGGCTGAAGTATTTCCTTGTGGCACCGACACGATTAAATCAACTTTGTTTGGGCGGATGAAGCACAACGAGCCTGGTGCTGGTTACATCCATTTCCATGCCGAGGCTGGGCAGGAGTATTTCAAGCAGCTTACGAGCGAGCGTCAGGTTGTCCGTTATGTCAAGGGTTTTGCCGTTCGAGAATGGAAGAAGAAGGCGGGTGATCGAAATGAAGCGTTGGACTGCTTTGTGTACAGCTACTGCGCGTTGCACTATTTGTACATGCGGTTCAATCGGAACACGATCTTTGATCAATTTGACCGCGCCCGAGGGCAATCAGGAAAAACTGATGCCGCTACTGATGCAACGCCTGATAAACCGATAGACTCACCATATCGACCACCGCAACGTCGGGTACGTCGCAGCAATCCTTCATTCGTGACTAGCTGGTGACCATCCTTGTCCCAGATTTGATTTACGCAGGCGATACCGTCATTTTTGACGTGCCTGCTTTTAAGGATGCAATTGGCACGACTATTGACAGCGGCACGTACACCTTGACGTGGTACGCCCGCACAAACACCTCTACCGAAGGCGCCACAATTGTTGGGGTGGCCGAGGGAGACGGTTGGCGCATCACTGTTCCGTCAAGTACCACCACGGGATTCATTGCAGATACTTGGACGTGGCAGGCAATTGCCACCTACGGAAGCGTTCAATACACGGCTGGTCGCGGTCAATTCACCGTCAAGGCAACTGCTGGCTATAGCGGGACGCCCGGTGCATTTGATGACCGCAGCCGCGCTGAAATTGACCTTGAAAAGGTTGATGCCGCAATCCGCACCCTCGCTTCAGGCGGGATGGTGCAGGAATACAGCATTGGCGGTCGCAGCCTGCGTCGTTACAAGATGACTGAGCTGCTCGAATTGCGCAGCACCCTGCAAAATGAGGTGGCAATGGAGCGACGCCGGGAAAAGATCCGTCAAGGTCTTGGTAATCCTGGTCTTGCCAAAGTGAGGTTCCGTTAATGGCTTTCTTAGGTTTTGGGCGAGTCGGCGGGCTTCGTCGTCAACTTGAGCAAGAAAAAACGAGGACGACCAACCTCAAGCGGATGTATGCCGCTGCGCAAAATAATCGCCTCACGTCTGACTGGATTAGCCAGGCAACTTCTGCTGATAGCGAGGTTCGCGGAAGCATCCGCATGCTGCGGAACCGCGCCCGTCAGCTTGTTCGTGATTCGGACTTTGCCAAGTCTGCTCTTCGCGCCGTCAAGAACAATGTTGTCGGCACTGGTATCAAGGTGCAGGCGCAAGTCCGCATGCAGCGTGGTGGGCGTTTGGCTGAAGAGGTCAACAGCCGAATTGAGGAAGAGTTCAGCCGTTGGAGCAGTGCTAAACGCTGTCATGCTGGCGGCAAGCTGAGTTGGTACGACATCCAACGGCTTTGTGTCACCTCGATGCTTGAGTCGGGTGAAGTTTTTGTTCGCCTCGTCCGTCAACCGTTTGGCAATAGCCGAGTGCCGTTGGGTCTGGAGCTGATTGAATCAGATTTGCTGGACGACGATTACAACACCATCACCAAAGACGGAAACGAAATCCGTATGGGTGTGGAAATTGATAAGTGGGGACGCCCTGTTGCGTACCACTTCTTTGATTACCACCCCGGTGATTACCAGTTCAGCTACGCCCAGAAAGCAGTCAAAAGGCGGATTCGCATTCCCGCCGATGACATTATTCACCTGTATTTGATCGAGCGTCCCGGTCAAACACGTGGTGTTAGCGCGTTTGCTACGGCAATCATGCGCCTTCGTAATTTGTCTGGATACGAAGAAGCAGAGATTGTCGCTGCTCGTGCCAGCAGCAGCATGATGGCATTCGTCAAAACTCCAGATCAGGAGTTGTTTGAGGATGGCACATTTGATCAAGAGTCTGTCCTTGACTTCTCGCCCGGCAGCATCCGC